GAATTCGTTGATTGGTATATCGAGTTAGCAAAAAAACACGGATGTGAAACAGGATTATTTTGTGGTGACTGGCATCACAACAGAAACAGTGTGAACATAACCACTATGGATGCTTCCATAAGATGTTTAGAAAAATTAGGAAAAGCATTTGATAACTTTTATTTTTTTCCAGGCAATCATGATTTGTATTACAAAGACAGCAGAGATATACAATCTGTAGAATTTGGCAGATTTATTCCAGGAATTACCATGGTTAACAAAATTACAAAAATAGGTGACACTATATTAGTGCCGTGGTTAATAGACAATGAATGGAAAAAAGTTGGCAACATGGAATGCAAATATATGTTTGGTCACTTTGAATTACCCAACTTCTTTATGAACGCAATGGTGGAAATGCCTGACACAGGAGAGTTACGAGCGAGCGATTTCAAAAAACAAGAGTATGTGTTCTCTGGACACTTTCATAAAAGACAGGTCAAAAACAATATTCATTATTTGGGCAATCCTTTTCCACACAATTATGCAGATGTCGATGACGATGACCGAGGCATGATGATATTAGAACATGGCACAGAGCCTGTTTATTTCAACTGGGATAATTGTCCCAAGTACAGAAATGTAAAATTAAGCACACTGTTGGACAAAACCAAAGAAATTATGAAAAAGAAGATGCATCTACGAGTTACATTAGACATAGACATCAGTTTTGAAGAAGCCAGTTATATCAAAGAGACTTTTATGAAGGAATATAATTGTAGAGAAATGACATTAATTCCAAGCAAACAAGAAGAAGAAATAAACACAGAACTTGATATCACAAAATTTGAAAGTGTGGATCAAATTGTCTCTAAAGAAATTGAAACAATTGAGTCTGATGCATTTGATAAATCTGTTTTGCTTAAAATATATAGAGATTTAAACAATGATACTGATTAAAACACTTACTGTAAAAAACTTTATGAGTGTGGGTAATCAAACCCAAGCAATAGACTTTCAACAAAAATTGTTAACATTAGTGTTAGGTGAAAACTTAGACATGGGTGGTGATGATGCAGGATCACGTAATGGTACAGGTAAAACCACTATTGTTAATGCACTGAGTTACGCATTGTATGGTGAAGCACTTACAAAAATACGTAAAGACAATCTAGTGAACAAAACCAACAGCAAGGCTATGTTGGTCACAATAGCATTTGAAAAAGATGGTGTAAATTACAGAGTGGAGCGTGGAAGAAAACCCAATGTAATGAAATATTACATAGACGATCAAGAGCAAGAACTATCAGATGTCAGTCAAGGCGATTCACGTAAAACGCAAGAAGACCTAAACAGAATGATTGGAATGAATCCAAAAATGTTCAAACACATTGTGGCTTTGAACACATACACTCAACCCTTTTTAAGTTTACACAACAATGAACAACAAGAAATAATTGAACAACTGTTAGGAATTCAGTTGTTGTCTGAAAAAGCAGACATCTTAAAAACACACATCAAACGTTCAAAAGAAGACATATCGCTGGAAACATCACGTTTAGAAGGTTTAAAAATTAGCAATGAAAAAGTAGAAGAAACAATTCACAGTTTAAACAACAAAAGCAGTGCTTGGCAAAATCAGAACACCACAGACATAGAAAAATTAGAAAAAAACTTAAAAGAGTTAGAAAGTGTAGACATTGATAAAGAATTAGAAGCACATCAAAAATTTGAAGATTGGACAAAACTTAACGATGCGTTAAAACAATTGCAAAAAGACAGAGCTGGTTTGGAATCGACCATCGAACAAGCAGATAAGACAGCAAAAAAATTGCATGATGATTTAGAAAAACTTAATCACAAAGCCACTTGTTATGCTTGTGGTCAGGATCTGCCTCAAGATAAAATAGAACAAATGCAGAAAACTTTGGAAGAAGAATATGGAGAATCCAACAGTTATGTGATGGAATTAGCACAACAATTGGAACAAACTGTAAAAGACATCAAAGCAGTGGGTGATTTGGATCAAAGACCTGACACATACTATGACACCATAAAAGAAGCATATGATCACAGACAATATGTAGAATCAATCAACACAGCACTTGTTAACAAAAAAGAAGATGCTAATCCATATCTAGATCAAATAGATGAATTAAAAAATCAAGCAGTACAAAAAATAGATTGGGACACAGCAAATACACTGCAAAAATTAAAAGAACATCAAGAATTTTTACACAAACTGTTAACAAACAAAGATTCCTTCATAAGGAAAAAAATAATTGATCAAAACTTAACCTTTTTGAACAACAGGTTAACTCACTACTTGGATCAATTGGGTCTTCCACACTTGGTCACATTTAAAAATGATTTAAGTGTGGAGATCACTCAACTGGGACAAGAACTAGACTTTGACAATCTGAGTAGAGGTGAAAGAAATAGATTAATTTTAGGTTTAAGTTTTGCGTTTAGAGATGTATGGGAAAATTTGTATCAAAAAATTAACTTGTTGTTTTTAGATGAATTGATAGATTCTGGTATGGATTCAGCAGGAGTTGAAAGCAGTTTGGCTATTCTAAAAAAAATGAGCAGAGAATCAGGCAAAAACATATTTTTAATATCTCATAAAGATGAATTAATGGGCAGAGTGAACAACGTGCTTAGAGTTGTTAAAGAAAACGGCTTCACAGCATATGCCAACGATGTGGAAACAAATGACCATTCAAGATGATACTCACGACAAACTGACCCAAGCATACATGGCGTATTTTAAAGCAAACGAGTTGTTTGCCAAGAGGCAAAGCCTTGCCACAAAAGTTGCCGCTAGATTGGCACTGGCAGAAATTAGAATTTTGGCACGTCTAAGACGTAAAGAGCTAGAAGAACAATATAAAGTGTCCAAGATCCACAAACAGCAACAGCGAAAAAAATAATCAGTAAGTATGTCCATATGCCATGGACTTATCAGGGTAAACCCATTCAGACATTGCCGGAAGACTGTGAAGGATTTGTGTATTTGATCACAAACACAACCAGTGGTAAGATGTATGTGGGTAAAAAATTAGCGAAATTCAAGAAGACACGTCCGCCACTTAAAGGCAGGATAAACAAACGTAGAAGCAAAGTTGAATCTGACTGGAAAGAATATTGGGGTTCCTCAGATCATCTGAATGCTGACGTGACAGAATTAGGCGAAGACAAGTTTACAAGAGAAATATTGTACATTTGCAAAACTAGAGGCGTAATGAGTTATCTCGAAGCTCGGGAACAATTCGAAAGACGAGTATTAGAATCCGACGAATATTACAACGGTATCATCAATGTAAGAGTTGGTGGTTCAAGAATCCTAAAAGAAGAACTTAAAAATTACAACAAGGCAATATAGCAACACAACTGATCGTAGATCCAGGAAATGCATTTGAAACATAATGGTGAATCCTGAGTTGCAAGGAAAGTGCTTACTAAAGGCATAAAAGAAGATGCTCTGTGAAAAAGATACAACATCACAACTGCTCACTTTGTTTGTGAAGGGTGCCGCAGTTGACCGTGACTGATGAAGTCTGGAATAGGGAGTTGACGGGTTACCGCTTCCGCACAAAAGTTCCTCTCACAAAATGGCAGGCTAGTCTCGCATGATGTCTACATACTTTTCCCGTTACTGGGTGAAGTATGGATCAACTGTCTGCATGATGACAACATAACTTCGTTATGTAATTGCTTAAATGCTTGAGCACAAGCGAAAAGCAGAACGACGTGAGTCGTTCTTAAACATTAGGATCAAATGATTCACAATCCAACCACACACTGACATCTGGTTCCGCTGACGCAACGTGTTTCAACTTGGTGTGACTCCAGTTTCTAATCTCTAATTCTTTTAATACTGATTCCGAATACACATGAATAACATCTGGTTCCAATTTCAATATCTGTTTGATGGCTGAAGGATCTGGTTTTGATTCGTAAGTCTGAATGGCAGTAACTTCTGGTATGGCACGAAAATCTCTGGCGTACTTGTCTCCGTGGAGCCAAGTGAGTGGGCCTGTGTTTTTGGAACGCAGTTTTAAATCGTTGGCTGTGTGTCGCCAATGAATATTATTTTCTGCGAAGCCCGCCGCCACAAGGCGGTCATAAGTCTTGGATCCCACCGCATACACTTTTTGTTCCAACAGTTCTGACAGACTGTGTGCATAATGATTGATGGCTTCGATGTGAGTGATGATCAGTGCTTGTGCATCTGCAGGAGAGTGTTCAACGGTGGCAGTTTTAAGACAGGGAATCCAGAGGTCGTCTTCATCCAGCTCTTGGGGTCGCACAATTTGTGTGTAAATTTGCATATGTGAATTATTTAGAACGACTGTGTCATTGATTAAATGGTGCTATTTGGTTTTAGACACCGTGTGTGT